GAAGTAATGGGTGAGCTTCAGTGAGCATGCATTCGATAAAATCCAAAAGCCGACACCCCGACGCCAAACGTCAGAAGTATCTCGTTGGTCACGTAACTTTTGAACTGTGTAGCCGCAAAGAAAACGGTCAAACATTTGCCCTTATTGCTGGGGATGCAATCAAAGCAACCGATCGGCGCCCACTCTTCACAGGCCATCTCAACGCACAAATGCCAGCACAACTTCGTCAACTGGCACACGCCATTGAGGACATTCTCAAGTGAAGTACATCAACTGTCCAGAATGCGGCGGTCAAGGCCAGTACGAAGAAGACAAGCCAATTATCTGTTACATCAATGGCGGCTATTTAGAAACACAACTTGTTGCATGCGGGCGATGCGATGAAACCGGGCTCATAGAAGACCCTGATTACCTTGAGGACTGCGATGCGCAAAACTGAGCTAACACCAGATCCAATACGTGACGCTCCCAAAGGACACGGCGAAGGACAAAGCCCAGGGCCAACAGCCGTACTACCCGGCAGAGCCATCATGGATACCCGCTTTAATAGATACCCCAAAGCACTCCGCGTTCTCGCATACTGTTGCGGTCACGCCCGCCAGTGGACAGCCGTCTTCTGGATCAATCAACAAACAATGGCAATCGATATGCAATCCTCTCAGCAAGCCGTGTCAGAACATATGCGCCGCCTCGTTGAGTGGGGCTACATCGAAAAGATTAAACGAGAGGACAATAGAAGACGCTGGGGAAAGCAAGGCGCCGTGTGGCGTGTGATCTTTGACCCCACCAAAACATATAATGCAATACTCAAAATGACACCTCCCGCAGACGCAAAGACACCAGAAGAAGAAGCAAAAGAAGCTGAGAAAATGATGAGCCTAGCCGCAAGAGGCGCCAAAGGACAGCTTACAAAAGCTAAAAAACACCCTGTGGATAAGTCGCCCAAGCCTGTGGATAAGTCTGAAGTTACACAAGCCCCAGCTTGTATCAACACCCAATACAACCCTAACGTGTACAAGCCCCAGCTTGTAAAGGTCCACAAGCCCCAGCTTGTGAGCAAACACCATAATAGAACTATATATAAAGAGGATAAAGAAGATGAATGTAGAAAGATATGTAATCACCTATCGCAGGCGGTCACAGAACGCTATGGTCGAGGCTGGGCTTACGATCAGAGACAGATGAAGTTGGCGGGTGAACTGATCGACCTTGGTTATACCTCAGATAGTTTCAATACCGATATGAGATCAGTATTAGACTGGATGGTCAAGAACAATAAGCAGCCGCCACAGTCGCTGCAATACTTTATCAAACGCAAAGAGGCCAAGGGCAAGGGCAAGACCAAGACAGAAGATAACCCCATTTCTTTGCTGAAGAAGACAACCCGGGGCTTGCGTATGACATGAGTGTACAACAACAAAACGTTCGGTTAGTATATGGTCAACCTGGCAAAATATACGCGACCCCACCTGTTCCCCCCCCGCCTCGCCTAGCACGTATGGGGATCACACAAAATTATTTTCGCAAAAAACATCAGGAGGAAACGATGTCGGTAAACAAGGTTATTTTAGTTGGAAAGCTTGGGAAAGATCCTGAGGTTAGGACGTTTGGCAATGGCGGGAAGGTTTGTTCTTTTCGTTTGGCTACGAATGAGAAGTGGAAGGATCGTGTAACTGGCGAGCGCAAGGAGAAAACGGAGTGGCACAGTGTGAGTATTTTTTCTGAGGCGTTGGTTGAGACTGCGAGCAAGTATTTGCTGAAGGGTAGCAGCGTTTATTTGCAGGGAAGTTTGGAGACACGGAAGTACCAGGACAGCCGGGGGATTGAACGGTGGGCAACGGAGGTTGTGCTACGAAACTTTAGATCTGAGTTAACGTTATTAGATCCACCTCCTTCTAAGCAAATTGCAAGTGAGCCGTTGGTTGCTGCTACGGGCAGTTGGGCGAGCAAGGAGGCAGATGATGCCATCTCGTTCTAGGGGCAAGACTTCTCAGAGCGTACCCAAAAGTGCGCGTTTTGCGATGGGTGAGATTAATCGGCGCATTCGTGGCAGTCGGATGATTTACGAGAACCGTGATGAGTTGGCTGCGGAGTTATTGAGTTTGGGTACGAGTACGATCACGGACATTGTAGATATTACGTCTGAGGGCGTGACGTTGAAGGACATTGATACGATTGATCCGGCGGCGTTACGGGCGGTGAAGCGTGTTCGGATTTCGCCAACGCGGCATGGCAATGTGATTGACGTTGAGATGATTGATAAGGTTCGTATTTTGCAGATGTTGGCGAAGTCTGCGGGTTTAATGGATCAGGAAAAAGAGGCTGATAAGCCGTCAGTTGTGAGCATTGAGATGGTGATGCCAAAGGAGGATAAAAAGTGACAAGGGTTGTTCATAGATCAAAGAAAACAAAGTATATGGTTAAGGTTTTAATTCGTAAAGAAATTATACAGCATGTTGTGCTTGCGGATTCAGACGAGGATATACATGAGCGCATTGATTGTGCTTATGCGGGTCAGGGGATTGTTTACAGTATAGATCGGCAAAGATGTGACCTAAGAACTTCGTCTGGTTACAACGCCCCGAAGCGCAATACGAGCTATGAGCCGTTTATTTGGAATGAGTGATCATTTTTTTGGAGGAAAATAACAATGTTACATCAAGTTGCTTACAGCGCAAAAGAACTATCAGCGATGGGCGTAGGCTCAGAGAGCCATGTCCGCAGAATGATGAAGTCTGGTGAAATACCAGTGGTCAAGCTTGGACATAGAGAGTTAATCCCCGCTTGGTGGGTAGAAGATAATTTTGTGAAGCCTGATGAGTGATCATCCGACAAACATGAAGCTAGATTTTAGTGGATCTCCGACTGTTGCTCGGTTTTTTCGCAGCAAGGGATTTGTGCGCGGGATTATGGGGCCAGTTGGATCTGGGAAGAGCTATGCGTGTTGCGCTGAGATTTGGCGCCGTGCGGTACAGCAAAAGCCTTCGCCTCGGGATGGTATTAAGTACAGCCGCTTTGCGATTGTTCGCAATACCAATCCTATGTTGCGCACGACTACTCTTAAGACTTGGTTGGAATTAATGCCTGAAAATGTTTGGGGTTCAGTAAAGTATTCACCTCCTATTTGTCATCACATAAAGCTGCCTCCGCGAGATGGTGCGGCTGGCATTGATTTGGAGGTTATTTTCTTAGCATTGGATGATCCTAAGGACGTGCGAAAACTCTTGAGTTTAGAGCTTACGGGCGCCTGGGTGAATGAGTGCCGGGAGCTTCCCAAGGCGGTGATTGATGGCTTAACGCATCGTGTGGGGCGTTTTCCGACCCGGGCTGATGGTGGGCCTACTTGGCACGGCGTGATTATGGATACCAACAGTATGGATGATGATCACTGGTATTATCGTTTGGCTGAGAAAGAGAGGCCCAGGGGCAAGTATGCTTGGGAGTTTTTTAAGCAACCTGGAGGTGTTATTGAGGTGCCGCTCGACAAGGTGCCAAAGGACATGCCGGAGGCGCAGGGGTTAACGCATCAAGCTGGTCGTTGGTGGAAAACAAACAGCAAGGCTGAGAATTTAGGAAATTTACCAACGGGTTATTACGACCAGCTTTTAGGCGGTAAGAATTTGGACTGGATACAGTGTTATGGTGAAGGCAAGTATACGTTTGTTCAGGAGGGCAGACCTGTTTGGCCGGAGTACAATGATGAGTTGATGGTGAAAGATTTGGAGTATGATCCTAATGTTCCTTTGCAGATTGGTTTGGACTTTGGTTTAACCCCGGCTGCGATCTTTGGTCAGAAGATGGGCAATGGACGCTGGCATATTTTGCATGAGTTGGTGACGTTTGACATGGGGTTAAATAGGTTTGCTGACATGCTCAAGAGCGAGTTGAATGCTCGATTTCCTAAAGCAGAAGCGATGATTTGGGGTGATCCGGCGGGTATGCAAAGGGATCAGATATTTGAAACCACGGCTTTTGATCATTTAAAAACTTTGGGCATGTTGGCGCGTCCTACGGCAACGAATGATTTTAGAACGCGGCGCGAGGCTATGGCGATTCCTATGGGGCGTTTGATAGACGGCAAGCCGGGATTTATGATTGATCGTAAGGTGATGCGGTTGCGCAAGGCTTTGGCGGGTGGATATCACTTTAAACGTGTAAGCATTGGCAGTGGTGTTGAGCGGTTTCGCGACGTGCCGAATAAGAACGAGCATAGCCACGTTGGGGATGCGGCGGGTTATTGTTTGTTGGGTTCTGAGCATAGGATAATGACCAAAAGCCCTCGGCCTATGGGGAGTCGGCCTACTCAAGCCAAGGTTTTAGACTTTGATGTTTTCGGCTGATGAGTTAAACAAGGCCATGAGGATGAAGTATCCTCAACATAAGATTGTTTCTTGGTCACCTATTCACGATAGGTTGATTGAGATGAATGATTTTGATCTTCGTATTCGTCGTAGTTTTCCTGAATTTCAGCAAACATTTTTACAATATGCGGAGGTGGGCACGTCTTTTACGGGCATTGGTGATGGTAGAATTTATGCTATGTTTGGGGCTTACGAATATTGGCCTGGCGTTAGCGAAGCTTGGTTGATTCCGAGCAAAGATTTAAGCAGTAAGACAATTAGTTTTCACCGCGCTGCTTTGAGGTTCTTTGATCTTTATTGCCAAAAAACACGAACGAAACGACTACAAGTCACCGTACATGCGCTAAACGTTCACGCTGTAGAGTGGATTAAAAGATGTTACTTTGAGCATGAGGGTACGTTGCGTTGCTACGGACCTGATGGCAGTGACTATGAAATGTTTGCAAGGATAAGCACATGAGTGGACTTTTTGGTCGAAGATCGAAACCCAAACCCGTAGACCCTCAGGTGAATAGAAACCTAGAGGAACAAGAGCGACAAGCCGAGCGGGATAGAATTTCAGAAGGCAAAAAAGTTCAAGCTCGAATAGCTGCCCGTGGCGGTGGATCTCGTTCTGCGCGATCTCAGCTTATGACTTCTGGTTCTGGAATGATGGGTCGAGAGACTGCGGGATCTGGATTGCAAACCACTTTAGGTCGTAATCCACGGAGCGGCTAATGAAAGTTTATCGGCGCAATCCAAAATTTACGGAGACTGATGATGTACGGAGCCAAAGGCGCAAAGCCCAGCAAGAAGAAGCCAATGAAGAGCCTGCGCAAGAAGATGGCGACTAAGTATGGTAAAAAAGGCGTTTCAAAATCCTGAGGGTGGGCTGAACAAAAAAGGGCGTGAACACTTCAAAAAAAAGGATGGGAGCAACTTACGCCCTCCAGTCAAGGGAACGCCTCCCGCTGGTTCAAAAAGTTTAGCCAGAAAAGTTTCTTTTGGCGCACGTTGGTCAGGTATGAAAGGCGCAATGAAGGATGAAAAGGGTCGACCAACAAGATATGCGCTAGCTGGTAGGGCGTGGGGATTTCCTTCACGAGAAGCGGCCCGAAATTTTGTAGAAAAACATAAGAAAACGTAATGGCAAAAAAGTTTCAAAAAGATTCAATGAATAAAATGGTGGGCAAAAAAGCCGATCAGATTATGAAAGAGGGCAAAGCTAAGAACAAGAAACAAGCTTTTGCTATTGCTTATGCGATGCTCGGGAAGAAGAAATCTTAATGGCTCTTAGTACTGAACAAATTAAGAAACGCTATAAAAAAGCGGAGGCTCATAAGCAACAGTGGCGTTCAATTTATGAGGAGGCCTACGAGTACGCGCTGCCCATGAGAAACCTTTACGATGGTTATTACGAGGGAAATACGCCTGGTCAGAATAAAATGAAGCGTGTGTTTGACTCCACAGCTATCCACAGCACGGCACGATTTGCCAACCGTATTCAGTCTAGTTTGTTTCCCCCGCAACGGGCTTGGTGTCGCCTTGAGCCAGGTAATGAGATTCCTGAAGAACAAAAGATCCCGGCGCAGCAAGCCTTAGATTTCTATGCTGAAAAGATGTTTGGGGTTATGGCTCAAAGTGGGTTTGATTTGGCTATGGGTGAGTTTTTGCTGGATCTTGCTGTTGGAACGGCTGTTATGCTTATTCAACCCGGCGATGAAGTTACGCCTATCAGATATACGGCGGTGCCAAGCTATCAGATAAGTTTTGAGGAAGGGCCAAACGGTACGGTTGATACTGTTTATCGTAGGTTAAAACTTCAGTTTCGCAATATAGAACGCGAATATCCTGACGCTGATATTTCTGATGAAATTAGGCAGCGATACGAAGAAGATCCTTTTGAAATGGTTGAGCTTTTGGAAGCCACCTATACTGAACGGAATCAAATTAGTTATTGTTTAGTTCACTATGACAGTGATCATAAGTTTGTGCATCGTGATTTGAAATCGTTTCCTTGGGTGGTTAGTCGATATATGAAGGCCAGCAACGAGCGTTATGGGCGTGGCCCGGTTTTATACGCTCTGCCTGACATTAAGACCTTAAACAAAGTCGTTGAATTAACACTGAAAAATGCGTCCATAAGTATAGGCGGTGTATTTACGGCTGTTGATGACGGGGTGTTGAACCCACAAACAATCTCAATCGTACCGGGCGCGGTCATTGGTGTAAGCTCTAATGGTGGGCCGCGCGGTCCTAGCTTGCAGCCCCTGCCCCGATCTGGTGATGCAAACCTCAGTCAAATTGTTAGCAACGATCTGAGAATAAACATAAAAAAGACGTTACTAGACGAAAGCTTGCCGCCCGATAATATGAGCGCTCGAAGCGCAACTGAGATCGTTGAACGCATGAAGGAGCTATCACAGAATTTAGGTGCAGCTTTTGGGCGCCTTATTTCGGAAACCATGTTTCCCATTGTGCGTCGATCTATGGAGCTTATGGATGAGCAAGGCATGATTGATTTGCCTCTTAAAATTGATGGTTTACAAGTTACTGTTCAACCTGTCTCGCCACTGGCTATGGCATCTAATATGGATAAACTTAATGAGGTTATGCAGTTTTTGCAGATCTCTCAAAGCCTTGGCCCGGTGGGTCAAACGCTTATCAGGATGGACGCGGTTGGTGATTATATTGCTGATCAGTTGGGTGTTCCAGCCAAGTTACGAACTTCACAGCTAGAACGTCAACAAATGCAACAGCAAATGATGCAAATGGCAGAGATGGCGGCGCAGCAACAAGGTGTTGTGCCTGAGGGTGAGGCTGTAGAAGGGCCAATTCAATGAGCGGAATCAATGCTCCTGGCTGGGATGGCTTGGACGCTATCGTAAGTCCTATATCCCGCGATCTACAAATGGATCTGGATATTTTATACAAGCGGTGTTTTTCAACTGAGGAGGGTAAGAAAGTTCTAAAGCATTTAGTGGAGCGTTACGAGGAGCCAGATCAGTGGGTGCCGGGTGAACCTGATGCTTTTGGATATGCGCGATCGGCGCAAAGAAGGCTTGTAAAAGAAATAACATTGAGGATTAAGCGAGCAAATGAGCGAGAATGATGAAAGCCAAGAACCGGGGCTAATGAATGGCGTTGAGTCAGATGCCGTCCAAGAAACTACTGAAGAGCAACAGCTAGAACATCGTGCGGATGTTGAAACAGAAGGTGAGGATGATGAAGTTTACGAGCGGCCTGACTGGTTTCCTGAGAAATTTTGGGATGAGACTGAAGGGCCAGACTTAGAAAACCTAACCAAGTCGTATCAAGAATTACAAAAACAATTTTCGCAAGGAAAACATAAGGCGCCAGATGAATATGATTTGTCCACTTTGTCTGAAGCTGGTTACACAGATGATGATCCTGTTATCTCAGCCTATTCTGACTGGGCAAAAAAATACGGTATTAATCAAGTTGCTTTTGATGAACTTGCCTCGCAAATCACCGAAATGGCTGGCAGTGAACAAGCTGAAACCAAACTAAACATTGAGAAAGAGCGCAAGGCTCTGGGTCAAAACGCTGATGCAATTATACAATCGAATGTAAATTGGGCTGATAGTCTACTTCGTAAGGGCGTTATTTCGGAAGAATTGCGCGAAGAATTAAATATTTGGGGCGGCTCTGCAGCGGGTCAACAGCTCTTGGTTACTATGAGAGAAATGACAGGTGATATGACAAAGATACCCGTAATGGATGTTGCTGACAGTTCTATGAGCGAAAACGATTTTAAGGCTAGTATGCAAAGCAAAATGGCTGATCCTCGCTATGGATCTGATCCCGCTTATCGACAACAAATAGAAAAAGAATTTTTGCTTCGCTATGGCTAATGTGTACATTTACAAAAGGTATTGAATTGTAGTTGAATATAAGATAAGGGTGATTTGAGCGATAACCCTACCGGGCCGCTCTGGCGTGGAGAAATCCACCGGGCATGGACGTGCCATGCAGCCAGAGGCCGGGAACTCTCCTGACAACCTATAGGCGTTTAACCTAAAAATTAGGAAAACGTAAAATGAGTACAAACCTATCCCCAGCGTTTGTGCAGCTATTTGAGGCA